GCTGAAAAGACAGATGAACGGTTGGCAGATATTAGTAGAATACGATATGAACAACGGAAGATGAATGAAGCTGCCGATGACGATGATGATGACAACGAAAAGCTTAAGATTTCTGATCAATCTATTATATTAGATACCCTGGATGTTCATGATTTGGTTGAGCCTTCTATAGACCTGTTGCCCGATTTGCTGATTGATGAAATCGAGGTCTTGGAATAAGCAATTGCGAAAAGAGCAATTGCGAAAAGAGTAATTGCGTAAAACCCCAAATAAGAATTTGAACTAATATTGTAAAATGGATAACATATTCGTCGTTGCAGCAGTTATCTCAGCAATCTTTCTAATTTCCAAGTTTATCGAAATGCGATTTGTTGATAAAGAAAGCAAACCTTTGAAGTTGTTGATTCGCGACACAGTGATTGTTTACTTTAGTGTAATTTCTGGTAATTTCATAATCGAACAGTTAAGTCCCGTTATGCAAAAGGGTGGTGTTACTCCTGTTTTTACTGATAATCCCGAATTCTAACAATAAATTCTTTTTGTATATAAGATGACAAGAAGAATACGAACTGCAAAAAGAAGAAATACCAAGAAACGCTCCGTTATCAGAAGTCGTAATAAAACGATGAAACGGCGTCAACGCGGAGGCATGTTCAGAGCAGTTGTGGACAGTGTTTTGAGCAGATTTCAAGCTCCAACTCTTGTGTATGCAAATATTGATTTTGTTAACAAGCTAAGACCACTATTGAATCAAATAAACAAAAGCAATATTGCAACTAAAACAGCAGCAGTTAAGAATTTGATGATAGAAAACAAAGATCAGATCAACAATGTAATATGGGTTACAACTGGTAATGGGCGTTATACAATTCATAACCCGAATGATCGTGTCGCAGGCGGCACATCAATGTTACTGTTACAGATACTAATAAATGTACCTGAATACAAAAAGGATCGTAGCATTTATCATGTGTTTCTTGATAGTGGAGGAGATATTGATAAAAAGACTAATCCGAACGGGTTATCTTTGAGACAACAAATTGATTTTAATACGAATGACGAAAGAAATAATAAGAAAAGCAAGAAATCTAAAAAATCTAAAAGCACCAGTGTTGCGATTCGTTCACCAAAAAAAAGTTCATCCTCCAAAGAAAAAATGCCGGTTATACAAGAAGGTGTCGATGATGAAGGACCGATCGAATCTGTTGTTGGCGAGCCTGAACAAGTGCAAGTGGAGGAAGATATTGTTAAATCTGATATTGGATTACAAGACGAAATGTCAAAGAAGACAACGGCTGTAAGCAAAAAACAGAAACCGTTGTTAGATTTTACATTAGTACCTTCATATGATACGACACTATCATTTTGGGAACCCTTGTTTCCGGGCACAGAATTGGTTGATTTTAAATCCAAAATTGATTCTATAGTGAAAACAGATATCGAATTGAAACACGACAAGTTGTGCCAATTATGTGAAATGGTTCAAACAATTATCCCTTCTTTTTCTGTTCGTTCAAATTTACAAAGAGAGAAGAAAGACGAGAACGATATGAAGGAAAAAACGGTATTCGACCAACCAGATGATTTGCGAAATATGAATATAATTTTGTGTGCTACCATGCTATTGCTAGGCGTCATTGCCAAACGGTTAGAGAAACAAGATTACACATTTATGTTCAAAGGTGGTAAATCCGTTCAATTGGCGTTTGCACATGCAAGAAATGGTAACAATTATAAAAGCGAAGATATTGATATTATTATAGTTCCGAACAAGCAAAATGTTAGTTACAATGCTGATAAAGCAAAAGCGTTGGCATTGAATATTAGTTATTTGATTCGTTGGTTCTTGAATACCATTTATGAAAAGAACTTGGACAGTCAGGTCATGGAAACGAATCCAACTGTTGTTAAACTTGCTTATCAAGCATTTTTGCGAGATAATCCAATTGGCAATAAGACTGCGCTTATGGATATTGATTTTTCCGAAATACCCGATGTGAATGAACCTTTCTACAAGAATAAAATCAAAATGTTTTATGGGTCGTCAAAGCCTGTCCGAATGGTTGATGACGAGTCATTTTCTGATGACGGTAAACCGTACTTCGGAGAAGAGATGTTGTTTTACTTTCAATCGATGGAGCAACAGATCTACGAGAAATTGTATTACTACTTATTGTACACAAAGTATAAGAAACAGTTACAAGAGAGAACCCCGATTTTAGAGGAAGAATACAAAACACTAAATGTCTCTACATGTAATTATTATCTGGCAAAGTTCAAAAGGAGCCTTTTAGCTTTGTTACGAGGCTATGGTATGAGTTACTCTAACTTATTCAGTGAATTTGCAGAAGATGACCGCGTTTCAGAAGTATTGGATGAAGTTAGAAGAGAACTTACGAAAGAAATCGAATCGTAATAATTTAACAACAATAATATATTTTTAATGCGCAGTATATATAAGAACAAGAATGCCCAAGAAATATGAAATGAAAACAGTGAATACATACGATGAAGCATATAAAATCGGTTCCAAATATATTGAACACTTGAGCAAATCATCGTCATCACATACAATACCAGATAATCTTCCTGCTCAGACTTCAAATCCAATGTGGGAAATGTCTCTTGATTCGCTTCGCAACACATTGAAATATATATGTGATCTTTTGCATCATCAATGTTATATGCTTTGCATTCACGACAATAATATTCTGATGTGCAAACTAGATATGAAAACAACTGCGCCAATATTCCAAAGGGCGATTGACAAACATCTTGCCAATTTAGACAGCAATCCAATGATTACGGAAGCTCAACGGAGATTTATTCGCGATTCGATCAGTAAAAACAAAGATCGTCTTCGTGTAATGCAGTGCATTGTGAAACCATTCAGCGAAGACAAGGCTACTGATAAACAAGAAAATGAGTATTTGCAACTGTTAAAAGGTCTCGATTTACCGGACGGAGTATTCATTTTGAATTTAACAGATGCAGTCATTCTTCGGAATTATGGTAAATCGCCATTTGCAATGGTCACTGGGAAAGTTCAATTGGACAGTGAGTATGTATTTGACAAGCATTTGCCCATCTTGAGCATTTCTGGACAGCGTCATTATCTGGATATTCCTATTCCAAACTATGATGATGTGATGACAGTTTTGAAACAAACTACTGTCAAGACAAATAACACACGAAAATCATTGTATCAATACAAAATCACACAAGATATGGCGCCTATTACAGATGCATTTGGTGTCAAATGGGACACCGGGCTAATCACCGATTGGGCAAAGAAGAAGAAGACTCGGGCTGTATTCCGTGGTGGTCCCACCGGTTGTGGTTACACGGAAGAGACCAATATGCGTTTAAAATTGGATTCAATAAACTCGCGATTGCTTGATGTACGGCTGTCTAAGCAAGAGGGTGCACAATCCATAGACACGAAATCAATTCGTTTTGATCCAAAGTATGGTTTGGGCGTTATGAACACCCGCGTAAATTACAAGAATGACTTTTTGAATATGCGGCAGCAATCTGAGTACAAATATATCATTCATGTTGATGGTAATGTTAACGCGTATCGTTTACTGACGACGATGACGACAGGTTCTCTCATTTTGCGTGTCATGAGTCCATATACTTCTTGGACAGATCATATGATAAAAGCGAAAGTCCATTACATTCCTGTCAAAGAGGATTTGTCGGATTTGCTGGATGTAATCAAATGGTGCAAGAAGAATGATGAGCGATGCCGAGAGATTGCGAATAATGGACTTGTTTTTGCCAGATCTGTATTAAATAAGAAGTTTATCCAGTCGTATTTGAGTGAAATCTTGTGGACGCTTTCTCCTGAGAAAAACAAGAATACTCATCTTGCTCCTGCAGCAGCGATTGCTATGCCTCCCGTATCTGCTCCTCGACCTCCGATTGCTATGCAAGCGGTTGCAAGCGAAGAATATCTTGAGTTGCCTGCAGACAAGAAGCAGTGCCCCAAGGGTTATAAATCGGTTCAACACGAAGGTCGCAAGAAATGCAAGAAAACGAAAAAGGTGAGCAAACCACCAGCAGCCAAGACGAAAAAGGTGCGGTTTAGTGAAGAAAGCGAATATGTTGATATTCCCGAAGGTAAAAAACAGTGTCCCAAAGGTTATAAGGCTGCTCAACATGAAGGACGCAAACGATGCAAAAAGAATGTCACCAAAAAGTCTCCTCCCAAATTAGAGATTGCCGATGATGACACAGATGAAGAATAATAATAACAATGATAGAGTTTATCCACTTTTTTAAATAAAGTGGATAAATAATTAGACAATTGGTTAATAGCTGTGTACATCAACCATGAAATTCAGCTCAGGACTTAGCACCAGATCAATCTTTGCAACGGAATACTTGACAGAGACAGTGATCTTGTTGTTCGTTCCGTCATACACGATATCATTGAGCGTGACACCATTATCCGCCAACGCGTCGTGGGCACAATCGCCAGACTCATCAATGTCCAACAACACGATCTCATTGCCGCTCAGCGCATAAGGCTCGCCGGCGCAATTCAGTTCAAATGCGCCCGTAATGGCAAAATCGAGTGTGTTGCTGTCACGGAAAGAAACGGACGCACCAATTGTCTCACCAAAGATAGTCTTGGAACCAACATACTTTCCCGAAGGGGACACTAGACCAGTAAGAGCGTAGAAGATCGCAATCAAATTACCGACAAACATTTATATATATCAACAAAATGTCTTTAAATCAATCCACCTTTAATAAAGGTTTCAGCGCGTGTGGATTGGCTGTGCGGACCATGCAGGATTACAGGAGGTATCCGCAATCATAACACACTCATTCATTTGATAAAACGAACTATCTTGTTGTAAATAATGTTGATTCCTTGTCTTGTCAAATAACATGATCATATCCATTTTTCTATCGTCTTCAAATAATTCAATATGAATACGATGGGTTACAGCTCTCTGGCAGATCATACCCCAATTACTAGGTTGTTGCCACAAAGCGAAACCATCCTCTTTACGAATGGACCATTCGCCAATGGTTTTTTTCTCGTCCAATGAAAAAATAGTTCCATCGTTGATAAATCGGACAGCAAGGTGAATCGGTTTAATGTGTCTTATACCTAAAATAAGAACATGTGATAAGCGCCACCCCCTGACATCTACAAGCGCCTTATTGGAGAATATATCAGTGAGAGAAACGACGTCAATAGTAATCGGCGTTAAATCGGTGTCGGGACAATTCATCTTGACAAGCTCCCCGGGTTTTGCTACAAACAATTTAGGGTCCTCTTTATAAATCGGCTCAATAAGTGATGCCGCTGTGGGTGTTTGACGCTTACGATTATCTAGTTCATCAAGCATTTCTGATATTGTGGTTGACTTGGTTGGTTCGGGTTTTACCCAATAACTCGCTTGTTGAGTAAACCCCATTTCCAAATTAGACGGCCAGTTCATAGACTTACCAGTCTCACGGATAAGACGCTCATTAATATCGGATTCTTTTTGAGCGATTATAGTCTCAAATTTTGCTTTCCAATCGAAATCTGTTTGACGACTCGCTACGCCGTCGTATACATACGACATGTTGGAAACGGAATCATTATTCGGTTCAGATAATTCCATAGGCTCACATTGACAAATCATTTAGTACAATAAAATAGATATATTTGCTAGATATTACGCAATGTAATTATTTTTATTTACCAAATAATTGGCAAATAAAAAATCTGTGCTCTGGTGCTTTTCACAAAAAGTTATGAAAGGATGATATCGATATCCATAATATCCCCTTTCACTTCCCCCTTGAACTCGAACGCCTTGAATTCGGGACGATCCAACTGCGCCTGCGGCGTGTGATTATGCACAAACCGAGCAATCATCTTATACAGCTTGAAGTCGGGATACCTGTCGGTGCCATCGTTCTTGTACAAGACATTGACACCCTTATCATCCAAACACCAATCAATGATAATCTTTTTCACCGGATCCTTGGCACACTTCTTGACATCTTTAATGTCATCTACCATAAAATCAAATATAGAGCATGCTAAGCGGCACAAATCAAAGCTATAATTCGGTTCCAAACGCGGTTTCTTCTCGTTGAAGTATGGTTCCGTATTGTATTGGGTCGACGCATCTCCTCCCGGGCTGAAGCTATCACTGCAATATGTCTTGCCATTCACCTTGTAAATGCTTCTCCCGAAATCAATGATCTTGAATATGCGACCAAATGTCGGCACCCTATACACCTTTCCTTTGAACCGATAATATAGAAACTTCTTGTCTGTTTCATTGTACATGACATTGTTTGTATGCAAATCATTGTGCGTAAATGAAAACGCCTTCTGGTATGTAATCAGCGTCATAATAATCTGCATTAGAGCCGACAGCCACTCGTCATTGGACAAATCGTTTGAGAAAATCAAATCATCCAGCGTATTCTCACAATTCTCCATGCAAATCACTTGAACAGGGAATTTTGGAATAGTCGCTTCAATCACCTCTTCTTCTTCATCTGAATCCCATGATGATTCATCATCATTATCCTCATCCTCGTCGTCATCATTTTCGACATCTTCTTCATCTTCACCATTATCTTCGTCAGATGTATGAGAAGATCGCGAGGAGCAAGAAGAGCACGAAGAGTCTGATCTCAAGCTCTTTGAAACACCTTCACCGAAATTCATTGCGTCAAATGTCATTTCCTCAAGAGCTTCCGTTAGGGCATCAGTATTATCCGGCTCAAAAATGTCTTCAAAGATAGAATCGTCAATCGGCGCAGCATCTAGCACCGCATCGCTTGCCTGATCAATACAAATTGGCTTCTTCTTATTGCTCGAGCCATTTTGGAACAAGTGTTCGTAGCTGTCGATTTGAAATAACTTGTTCTTGTTCTTATTGAAGAAATCCGATTTGTGTAGAAACTCAATGTCGTCAAATACATTCACTTTGAAGTTGTTCTTAACAGCAAGAAATGATCCATAATAATCAACACCGTGTACAAATTTGTGTTCGTGGATCAAACTGTTTGTAAAATACAAGAACATCCCATCCACATATGCACAATTATTTGGGTCGGTGAATGAAGCTATCGTCGTTGTTTCATTTGAATTATAATCTGGCAAATTGAGCATCTTGTCTGAATGGGCAACATACTTGCCAATCAGATACTTGTAAGGCACCAACAATGGCGCCATCTTGAAAAACACCTCCTTGTCCTTGACTTTTTGCGTTTGGATATTCTTCACTTTGCACTCCAATAGGTTCGGACAGTCATCTATCGAACTCTTTACACTGGACAAATACCATCGATGATTCAAGTTCACACCATTATAATTCGTCTCGTTCAGCGAAAGAATTCGTTTGTAAATAGGGATGTAATTCTGAGCATTCGAGAGAAACAGCGATTTCGGATCTTCTAAACTCTTGAAAAGTTCCTGATTCTTCCGTTTTTGATAATCGATTTTAGTCATCATAGCTATTTGGAATATAAATTATATTTGGTTCTAACTCATCCAATCCACTTTTGGGAAAAGTGGAGCAAAACCCCGTCAAAAGTTAACAAATTTCTTAAAATTATTAGATTATCATACAAGCACACTTACATCGATGGCGATTTGGCTTCACATTTTCTAAAGGTGGATTTTGTTCCACTTTTCCCAAAAGTGGATGCGTAGTTTTCTTCCCAATTTAATTTAGCATTAGATTAGAATGGCGTCATTAGAATTACGAAAATTTGATATGAAAAACATCAGTTTCAAACCAAATGAAGCGAAGGGGCCCGTCGTCGTCCTCATCGGTCGCCGCGACACCGGTAAAAGTTTCTTAGTCCGTGATCTTCTCTATTACCATCAATCGATCCCCATTGGCACAGTGATCTCCGGAACTGAGGAAGGTAACGGATTCTATGGTTCTATGGTACCCAAACTCTTTATTCATAATGAATACAATACTGCAATCATTGAAAACATTTTAAAGCGTCAAAAGACGGTTTTAAAGCAAATCAAGAAGGAGATGGAAACCTACAAGCGAAGCACAATCGATCCGCGCGCATTTGTTATTCTTGATGATTGTTTATACGACAACACATGGGCTCGTGATAAGATGATGCGACTTCTGTTTATGAACGGCAGGCACTGGAAGATCATGCTAATTATCACGATGCAATACCCGCTGGGTGTTCCACCCACGCTCAGGACTAACATCGACTATGTTTTTATTTTGCGCGAGCCCTATATAGCGAATCGCAAGCGTATCTATGACAACTATGCAGGAATGTTCCCAACATTTGAGTCTTTTTGTCAAGTCATGGATCAGTGTACAGAAAATTACGAATGCTTGGTGATAAATAACAATTCGAAATCTAATAAACTGCAGGAACAAGTATTCTGGTACAAAGCCGACAGCCACAATGATTTCAAATTGGGATCCAAAGAGTTCTGGGAACTGTCGAAAGGCTACAATTCAGGGGACGAAGAGGATGAAAAGTATGATCCTGGATCAGTGCAGAAGCGCGGTGGTGGACCAAAAATCAATGTGAAGAAGGCGACAAAATGGTAGACTTCTACGGATCAAATCCGATCGAATAAGGATACTTCATGTAACAATAGTTCGTCCAGTTCGTTGGGAATGGATGATTTGATTCAGACCATTCAAATAGATATTTTTCACCAGATTTTATCTTGATAGGAAATGCGGTCCACAGTTTATACTTGAAATGAAGCAGTAAATTCATAATTGTCATTTCATTGGTTCTGCATACAGGATAAGTGTTCATTGCTTGAATCATTTCGTTCTTACTGCAAATTTTCAAAATATCTGTGTCGTAGATCCACATACAATTCAGGAAATATTGAGATTCAAAAATATACTCCCCAAAGTCGATTCTTACCTTGTCAACATTTTCAGGTTTGTCAAATATTATTTGACCTTTGAACACTTTGTCTGGACGAAAATAAGGTGCTGCATCGTTCGGGGCGAGGAACTTACCCTTCCAATCCAATTCCAAGAGATGGTCGACTGTATCAAACACACGCAATCCTGCGTCCAAAAACACAATTCGCGACCATTGTGTAAAGTACTCGTCAAAGATATGGAGTTTCTCCCATTGGTTCAGCTTGTGGATTTCTCTCTTATCACTATCTTCAAAACCATTAGGTCCGATCTTTTCCAACAAAACTGACTTGTCAATAGGTTTAAACTTTGCTTCTATCACATTATACTTCTCCTTGAATTCGTCTGACAAATCGAAATCGATTGTTGCCAATACAACAGTTCCTTCCCATTTACCACGAACCCTCAGATCCTTAATCGTCTGTTCAGCCTTCCTGAAATAGGAATTGTCTGTTATCAGCGCAAATGCTGTACTCATTGTAATCCACTTTTAAAAAAGTGGAGCAAAACAAACTAATTATTACTTATCAGGGAAATGTGGAACCAGAATCAAATCGTTCTTATCAATTGTATCAAATTTTCTAATTCAAAACTCACTCTTTTTATTTGCTGGTTACTCAGCAAATAAAATTTATTGTTAGAGGATTAAATGTATATTGTTTCGCTTTTTGGCTCCACCTTTTCTAAAGGTGGATTTAGTCCTTCTTGTTTTTATCGGCAAACGGACCGCTCACCAGCTGACTCCTGCCATTGTCCGACTTTCCAAGAACAATGTTCTCACCCTCAAAGAGCTCTGCGCGAATATCCGCCGCAGAAATAGCATCGCCGCTCTTGAGTGACTCCTCCAGACTATTATTGACACCAACCAAATTTCCCTGCTCATCGATTGTCTGCGTCAACATATTTCCAGTCTTCTCCGCGTTCTTGATATTCTCCTCAATCGCCTTCTGCTTCGACTCCTTGACACGCTGTTCGAATGCAGTCTTAGCGTTAGATTCGTTCTTGTTCTTCTCCGACATCAGCTGGTTCAGCTCATCCTCCATGTACTCGACACGACCCGTCTTGTAAGCCTCAGGATCCCAAGGCATCCACATCCCCACCGGTCCAACATATACATCGTGGTTCGGGTCAACCTCGCGCAACATTTTGCACCTCAGTTCCGCTTCTTCCTGAGTCGGATACGAACCGCGAACCTTGAGACCTCGTGTGCAAGTTTGGAAGTTGCAGGTTGCGGCAAACGACTTCTCCAGCTCCTCCTCGTTGTTGTCAACAAAAGTCTTGTAGTCATCCGACATGTTCGTAGCCACCAAATTATCTTTCTCATCCTTCACAAACTCCTTAAAGTCGTTAGATACATCATCAAACGAAATATTGTACTTGTAAGAAACGAAATTGAGGAATTGGACAAACTTTTCCATCGACTTGTTGAATTCCCACTTCTTTAGGAACTCCTCAAACATGAAAATTTCCTTCTGCTTAAGAATCTTCTCAGGGGACACAAACGATACACAGACGAATTTCTGTCCAGCAAGCGGCTTATCCTCCTCTAACAGATCAACATACTTAGGATTGGCCTTTCCATTAACGGTTTTTTTCTCGTACGGCCTCTGTTCTTTAGAGCAACTCATTTGATTTCTTTAGTGATTATATTTTAAGTAATTTATCGCAGATATAATATTTCCATCGCAGATATATTTTTTTCTTTTTATTTAATATAATGAACAGTTTAGTTAATGTCAACGAACTCGTGAAGAGGATCATCAAATACCTTGTTGAGGGTCTCATGGTTGCCATCGCCGCTTACGCGATTCCTAAAGCCAGAAACGCGCTGAATGTCGAGGAGATCATGTTCATCGCCTTGACCGCCGCCGCCACTTTCAGCATTCTCGATACTTATGTCCCCAGCATGGGTGTTAGCGCTAGATCTGGAGCCGGATTCGGTATTGGAGCGAATCTCGTTGGGTTCCCGGGAGGCTTACGGTAAGCATCACCAAATATTGCATAATAATCAAAATCATGTAGATTAAATAAATCTATATGATTCATTACCAAGTATGGTTTTTGGCTCCACCTTTTTCAAAGGTGGATTAGATAGTCGGAATAAACTCCCAATCCAGTTCCGCGCAAATGTTCTTCCAAATGGTATCTTGTTCAATCCGTTTCTCTCTATCTTTCAACATCGGGAAGTGTTCCAGGTACTGTTCTTCGCCAAGCAATTCACACAGTTTGTACGCGGTGTAGTAATAATTCAGAAAGTTCACTCGATCGTCTGGACAGAATTTCGAATATGGCGACTGCAGCTCAACAAACAAGTTGCACAAGGTTTCTTCTAATTCAGGTGACATAATTGGCGGCTTGATCCCCAGTTTGTCTTTGATGAACGGGATGTGCTCATAGTACTTATTGTACCCGAGTTTCTTCAAAATCTCCTTCGTCTTGTGATTAGTGATTTGCGACAAATCGATTCTCTCCTTTTTGATTTGAAGCTTGATGTTTTCAATGACTTCTGGTGGTATTTGCGTCGTTTCCTTCCCTTGGAACTGTGCAATAATCTCCTTGAAATGATTGATACGCTTATATGCATAAAAACACACCTCCTTCGGCGGCTCCTTATATGATGGTTTCTCATTTTCAATCAGATATGGGATATGCCGTGAGCAGTTATTACAAATCAAAATACCTTCGTCTTCCAAAGGTATCAATTCTCCCTTGGAACAATAACCGCAAATGTCTGTTTGACAGACAAACGCATTAACATCTAAAAAATTATCATCTATATTGCTAAGATATTGCTGAACTATATTATGGGTTTTCTGCTGGTATGACTCGTTGATAGTTTCATCTTCCTTGATTTTGAAAAATGAGTTTAGCTTCTGATTTTTCGATGTCTGTGCCCCAGCAGAAATATTCTTTTTGTTCTCAAAGTAATCAAAAATGAATTTTGAATTGTCCAGTAAATATTCTTTCTTTTTTAGTTTACAATCACGAATTGTCTCGGTAATTTCAGTTATCCGATCATTTATATCGAGCCGTTGCTCAACAGAGAGGTCTGGGATTCCAAGACTCTTTTGGAGAACTTTTCGTTCTGACTGGAGGTGTGGGATTCGATCGTAATCATCTTTTGAAAATTCATTCATAAACTCATTGTGTTTACCATCAAGTGTTATTGCGTTCTTTTTATTGTACTTTATCTTTTTTGCAGTTTTGGGTTTAAACGACGGCATTTTATTACATACTCATCGCTTTTTATTTAATTTATAATAATTAGATATTATAATTATGACAATCAAAACTAGAACAAAGACAAAAAAACCTGCTCTACGAAAAAATAATTATACCAGAAAGCAAAAAGATTCGTTTGCGAAACAGGTGTACAATTTAACAGACCAAGATGTGTTGGACGATTTTACAAAGTTGGTGAAGATTGGATGCGAGAAACATGCTGCGCTCAGCACAGTTGGCAATGATGTTGTGAATAAATACACTGCTGTGGAGCGTCTGAATACTGCCGGTTATCAAAACATTAGTTTCTATGATGTTCTATTCAACAAAACTCAACTGAAGAGAGAAAATTATGTCAAGAAGCTGTTGGCGTTTTATAAGAATAATCGGAAAGGATACCCAGAGATCAAAGTGATGTTTCGGTTGTCCAACTTGTATTTTTCATCTGTGTCTATTTTTAAGCCGCTGATTGCGATGGATGTGTATTGCCGATTCCAGCCCAAATGCGTTCTTGATTTCACAATGGGATGGGGCGGTCGTCTTGTGGGAGCTTGCGCATTGAATGTGCCCAAGTATATTGGGATCGATTCCAATCGGAACCTGAAAACACCTTACAACAAAATGTGTAAATTCTTGAAGAAACACTCGACAACGGATATTAAACTGTATTTTCAGGACGCATTGTCCGTTGATTATTCCAAAATGGATTATGATTTGGTTCTAACGAGTCCTCCGTATTACAATATTGAGTTGTACAACAACGGTTCAAATAATCAAAAGACGAAAGAAGAGTGGGATGAACATTTCTATACACCGATTTTCCAAAAAACCTACAAACATTTGAGTTCAGGCGGTCACTATTGTTTGAATATTCCAGAAGAAGTGTTTATTTCAGTTGCTGTCAAAATACTTGGAAAACCGCGGGAAAAGATCCCATTACCAAAAGCCCAGAGGGGCGCCGGAGAGAAGTATCATGAATATATTTATGTGTGGCGAAAGTAATTATATTTAGATATATTATAAAATGACAAGTGTGGGAAATATTCTTAGAAACACTGTCCTTAATGCTGCAAATTTTGGAGCTAATAAAGGACTCGACCTATTAAAAGTTCAGTTAAAAAATTCGTTCAAGGAACCTAAACATCTCGATAAAGAAGCAAAAGAGTTGGTATCTACGGCTTTACTACTTAAAAAGTATGAAGATAGTTTATTTAAGGGTGACTCATTTAAATGTTCGTCGAGTGTAATGAAAAGAAGTATACTTCAAAAATATGTAGATGGTAATCATGTAATAGAACAAATAGTAAACTCACAAATTTCGTTAAGATACAAATATGTTGGGTTATATAGTATATTAGATATACTTAGTTACGATTTGTATACATTAAGTAAAGATACAAATGCTTTGAAGGAATATATTTTAAATATAATCTTCAACATGTCCCCGAAAACAAATGAGTATGCCGAAAAAACAACCCGTATTTACGATATTTTGGATATATTAACAAATGGACTTTTGCAAAGAATATCTACTTGTTTACAGGAGATTTCCGAAATAATAAAACTTCGCCTTCAAAATCCTGGTAATATAATGTTGTATGATATAGAGGAAAAAATTATTTTTCAAATATTTTTATTATTTAATTATCAAGGAACTCTTAAATATCCAGAAAACGATAATGATTTTGAAAATAAATGCGACCTTGCAATTAAAACTTACAAGGAACTGATAAAATTTGTTTTCGTAAAATTTGTTTCAGGGTTTTGTATCAAAATCCACGAGTTAATGAATGTTGACAATGTAAAGGAAATTATTAGAAAATTAATCGAATACAACCTTGCAGGTATTCCCGTAGTTAACAAGGTGATAAAAGTGTTGGGTTTTATTGACATAGGAGGAATAGACTCTCAAATCCGTAATATAAATAATAAAATAATGGCTGATGCAGGAGATATATCATTTACAAGCCCCGAACTTGTCGATATAGACTTATCCACAAAGTCGTACCCAGATGGTTCAATCATTAGTGAAGCAAAAGATAACGCATGTTATATTGCACAACTATTTCTTACATCAGAGATCAGCAATAAAAATGTTACATTAGAATATATATTATTAGAAAAAGAGTTAGTTAAATCTGTAAACGGCATATTTGGTATACATAATATAATTCACAAATTGAGTGAGTATCTTTCAGAAACGAAAGATTTTGATTTTTTTGGTTTAGTTGCACAAACAGGAGTTTCAATGTTACCGTTTCTAATATCAGAAGAAAGAGAAAATAAAATAGACTATAATGTTGGTCAATGGGGTCTTTTGTTGCCATTAGTAAAAAAATTACCTATCCTCGTACCTATAGAGTATCCAGTTATAAATGAGGTTAAAGGGAATCCTGCTGAAGGGTGTACTGGGATATGGACAACAACAACAGAAATACATGGTGTCGCGAGTATTCGAAAGACAACAACAACAGAAATACATGGTGACAAGAGTATTCAAAAGACTGTACCTTTATTGTTACCAGGTCCTCCCCCAGACACAACTATAACAGACAAACCAATATGTAAATTAACAGTACAGGGGTACAAATCTAAAAATAAAGACCATCAAGATTATTACGGATGTAATGATATATTCAGTTTCGAAAAAGAACTAAAATTTTCCGAAAAATTATTGTGGTTTAAAGAAAAAAATAAGGCAGATGTACCAAAACCAAAATGGTTTAGGTTTGCTGACAGGACCAATCCCAGTCGTATTTATGATCCAGGAGATAAATATCGTGATTTTTTTTTAGGTGAGAAAAGGAAATTGCAAACAGCAAGACAAATAATTGCTATAGTTAATCAGACTGACTATATAGATGGTATAAACAAATCATTGAATGAAAAAGGCTTTAAAAGGCCATATGGAAGCATACTAATTGGATATATTACATTTTCGATCGAAGATGAATTTGAAAAACAATACAATCATGCATCAAGTGTATCATATAAAATTTATCAAGAATTACCCGAATTAGACGACTACATTAAAGAACAAGTAACTATATTAGATAGAACAACAAATAAATTGGAACCATTAAAACTTGTTCCTCAAGATAAAATACGCGATATACTCCAGAGAATTAAATCAACAAACATTGAAAATCGTTTTATAACATTAGTGATAGAACCAAACCAGAAAGATTGTCCTAAAGAAATCTCAGATAACTGTGTTTTTTCAGCTACAGTTCATTACGATTTTGATGGAAAAGAATTTATAGTTCCAAGGTCTACATTTTTCGAAGTAAATGATAAAATGAATGATTATATTGTATATACAAAAACTGGAGATCAACCAATAGAACTTATACCTGAAAATAGAACATCGTTTGATTTGAGAGAAAAAGCAAGAACAACTGTAAGGTCAGTTGCTACAGCATTTGGAGAAGGTAGTAAGAAAGTATCACAAGGTATTAAGAATGCATCAGATAGTCTGTTTACTTTTAAACCAAAACTCCGACCATCTGCTCATTCATTTTTACCAGGAAGAAGAGAATCTCTGGGTTCAGCGAGAACAACAAGGAGATCTTCAAATAAAGACTCGTGGGATAACTCTGCGCAGAAGGGACCTGCAGGTGGTGGTAAACGCCGTAAAACAAAACGCAAGAACCACAAAAGCAAGAAATTTCAAAAACGAGGTGCAAGAAACAAAAGTCGCAAAAGGCATTAACAAATGAAACAATATAAAGGCAACTACTGTTAGTATCCTAGAGAACAAGATGTGTTCTTTAGATGCGATTGAATAAAAATCAGGTTGAGTTCCCGAGTGGTCAAAGGGGGCAGACTTAAGATCTGCTGCATATGCTTCGTGGGTTCGAACCCCACCTCAATCATTCCATCCACTTTTTAAAAAGTGGAGCCAAAACAATTCGCTTTTTGGCTCCAGCTTTCTACTATTGAAATGAAAGGTGGATAAGGTGGATAAGTTAAAAAGTAGGATTAGTTTTCTTACTTTTTAATAGATGGATCTGAAAATAGACATAAAGAGTTATTTAGAAAAACCTGATTTGAAAATAAATGCAATCCAATTTCAGAAAATGATGTTGTTATACAATGCAATTGAAGAGGGTTGGTCTTTGAAAAAGCGCAATGACTCTTATGTATTCACAAAGAACCATGAAGGAAAGAAAGAGGTTTTTCATGAAGATTACCTGTTGAAGTTTATGAAGACTAATTTAGATATATCGTCCACATTTGATAAAGGTGAATCCAAATAGACCTAATTGGGTTTGGCTCCACCTTTCTTCACACGTTATGAAATGTGGATTTTGACTCTACTTTTTTCCAAAAGGTGGATAAATCTAACAAATCGTTTGCTACATCTGTTTGTAGCAAACGAATTATTGAATATCCATTCTCAATTGCACATTTTGTCTTGAATGAATCTTGCTGTTGTTGAAGTTCAGGAGAACGCCAGTTTGCCACTTGTGTAAAGTGCTGTGGGCCATCCAACTCTATTATTACCTTATGTTCCTCGATAACAAAATCAAATGGAAGACATCGTTTTTGTTTACACCATTCAGCTTTGAATTGTCTTTGAACCATTGGATATCTAGATTGCAATATAGTATATAATTTATACTCGGTTTTGTTAATACAGTGAGGACAACCATCGCCACTTAAATGTCTGGTTGGAGTTTGTGTAAATTGACCATGGTTTGTACATAATATACAAACATTTATTCGGTTATTGATATAAGTTACTTGTGAGTAATCATATTTGTCTCCATGAATCTTGTGTGCTCTGTCAATAAACTCGGTTGTTGTCAAAGTAACATTATTTGCACATTTAGGACATCCACATTTTCGATTTAGGTGAAAATCTGGTATTTGTTCAAACTCTCCGTGATCTTTACATATAACTATAATTTTAGTATCAGAATTTACATAATATACCTTTGAATAATCATATTTATTCTCGTGCACAATAACAGCTCGTTCTATAAATAATTCTTTAGTCAATTTCATGTTATTGGTACATTTTTGACAATTATATCCACTCAAATGATTGCTTGGGGTTTGTTCAAAATCCCCGTGCTCTTTGCATACAATTGTAATCTTTGTTTTAGCATTATTATAATTCACTTTTGAATAATCATATTTGTTGCCATGAACTGCTATAGCCTTTTCAATAAAACGGATTGTTTTATGATTTTCCATTTGTTTTTTAAATGAATGAATATTTTAATTCAATTTTTAATTAATTAGTTTTGTAAAAAATTTTTTTCTTTAGCAAGTATATAATAAAATGGGAGGTGGTCTTATGCAATTGGTAGCCTATGGCGCTCAGGATGTTTACCTTACTGGTAACCCGCAAATTACTTTCTGGAAGGTGACGTACCGCAGGTACACGAACTTCGCGATTGAGTCGATCGAGCAGACTTTCAACGGACAGGCCGATTTCGGTCGC